ATAAAAATTACAAGTAAAAATTAAAAAGAGTTAAAATACTGAAATCCATTATAATAGCGTTTTAATGCGATTTAAGAAACTTTAATATCTTGACGATAGATTATACATAAAAAAGGAGATAATAAAAAACTCAATAAACATCGGCCTTGTAGAGGGTCAAAATTAAAAAATTAAAAAATTAAAAAAATGGGAAAAGAAGCACAAAAAGTTGATTTTATAGGACTAATGAATGAGATAAATTTCGTTTATTCGGACTCAAAAAAAATTGAAAAATTTGATAAATCATTGGAGAAATTTCAAGGCAATATTAAGGCTATTCAAATTAAAATGGATGCGATTAAAAAAGAACAAGCAGAGTCTCAAAGAAAATTTGAAATGCGTTTTCAAGATTTATTAAAAAGACTTGAGAGAGATGTAAGAAATTTAAATCGTACTCAACAAAAAAGAGTGAACGAATTAATGGATAAAATGGGAGGAGGAATTGCGACGACTCCGGACGAGCCGAAAAAATAATTTCGAACAATTAAACATAATAATTAAACAAAAAAAAATGACTGAAAATTTTAAGAAAGTAGTTGACTTGATTTCCGAAATGAAAGCGTCGTTCACAAAGAGCGCTCATAAATTCGACCAAGCAACTTTGATGGATGGAACAATCATTGAATTCGACTCATTGGAAATCGGTATGCCGGTTTTCGTTGTAACTCCAACCGAAACAATTCCAGCGCCAGAGGGAACTCATAATTTAGCCGGAGATATGGAAGGCGTTTCAATAGTAGTTGACGCAAATGGTATTATCACCGACATCATAGACACGAGAGCCGTAGCAAATTCAAGCGAAGAAGAAGAGACTCCAATAGTTGAGGAGAAAATGTCCGCCGAAGAGGTTGAGGCAATAGTTAATGCAAAGTTCGAATCATTCGCATCAAGCCTCGAGAGTGTTGTCGAAATGATGGGAGCAATTGCAAATCAAAACGAATCATTAACAAATCAAATCGTTGAATTAAAAGGAGATTTCGAGACCTTTAAAGCGATGCCGGTTAATGCTACAAAAGAAGAGGAGAAATTCTCCAAAGTTGGTAACTTGACAACCAGACAATTATGGTTAAAAAACAATAAAAACAAATAAAAATGAGTTTAAAAAAATATGTAAAGTCAAATTTTGACTATGATGTTGAGGCATTAGCGCCATACATCGACGATACAAGTGGTGATTTAATCGTTCGTTCGGTTACCGAAGCGAAAACATTACAATATATCGCTATTCAACAAGGAATTAAAGGAACGGAAGACCTTAAATTGTTAGACGATTCAATCGTTTACCAAAGTGGTGATTGTTCAATGACGCCGGACGGAGATACTATCTTTACTGATAGACAAATTTCAGTTGCGACTATAGGTTATATGAAAAGATTTTGTCAAAAAGACCTTGCGGGATTTTGGACTCAACTTGGATTGCGTCCGGGAGCAATGGATGAAGACAAGACTTTACCATTCGAACAACAATTGATTGACTATTTGTTGAAATTACACGCCGTTGAATTAGATAATCTAATTTGGAAAGGTAACACATCAACGGGAACGGGTAATCTTGCATTTATGAATGGATTCGTTTCATTCTTAACAGTTGCAAATGGTTGTGTTGAATTGAATACATCGGCTACGGGAACAATCACATCGGGTAATGCTTATGAGGCTTTTTATGAGGCTTTCGTAAACACACCAAGTGCGGTTGCTGAATCAAGTGATTTCGTTGCATTTACAAGTCGTGAAAACTTTAATTTCTTAATCAAGAATTTAGTTGACTTGAATCTTTATGCTTTCAATGTAAATGATATCTCAACAATGGACGAGATTCTTTTACCAGGAACAAATATGCGAGTTGTTAAATTGAATGGTTTAAATGGAACGGGTAAAATTTACACGGGAAGAGCATCTCATTTCATTTTTGGAACTGACTTATCAAGTGATTTCGAATCTTATGACCTTTGGTATTCATTCGATGACGATGTTATTTATCTTCGTTCTAAATTTAGAGCGGGAGTTCAAGTTCCATTCTTGAATCAAGTGGGAGTTTGGATTGCAGACTAATCAAATCAATTAATATAAATCAAAGGGAGTTCGCTCCCTTTTTAAAACATAAAAAAAATGAGTTGTGATTTAACAATGGGCTATAATGACCGCACTTGCACCAACGGAAAAGGTGGTATTAAGAGCGTTCTTTTATTCCCTTTAGGAAATATTACGGGAACTCCAATTTTTACGGGAAATGAGATTACGACTCTTTCCGTAACGGGAGATACTTACTTGTATAAATTAAAGAGCAATCTTTCATCTTATACAGCACCAATCAAAGTTGATAAAAACAACGGGACTTTATGGTACGAACAACAATTGACAATGATTTTGTCAAGCGACACAAAAGAATTAAGAGCGGAAATTCAACAATTGGCTCAAAATGAAGTTGTTTGCATCGTTGAGAATGCTGATGGTACGATAGTTGTTTTAGGATTTGCTGAAGGTTTGCAAGTTGCTGATGCGAATGAGTATACATCCGGAGTCGTTAAAAGCGACCGAAAAGGACATACAATCGTGTTGAAAGGAATGGAAAATGATTCCGTTCCGGATTTAGCGCCAGGCGTTTACGCTACTTTATTAGCGCAAATTCCATAATTAAAATTTAATTTTAGAAATAAGGGAGGGGAAATTGAATCTCCTCCCTTTTTTTTTGTAAATTTATACCAATGAAAATAAGAAAAGAATTAATCGGCTCAAAAGCATTCTCGACAATGATGTCAAGATGGATACTAATTGAAGAGGGACAAGAAAAAATGCTTGTCGCTTTTGGAATAACGGGAATATTCGAAGAGAAACAACCTAAACTTAAAAAGAATGCTAAGGATAAACAAGAATCAAGCGACGAACTTAGTGGTAACGACGACGGAATTAACAACGATATTGAATCCGGCATACCTATTTGAGTTTATTCACGAACAAAGTCAACAAAAATATTATTGCATACTTGATAATATAAGCGACGGGATTCCAAGATACGACGAGTTTATTCTTATTGATGGAGTGGATGTGATTTTTGATTATGATGGAGATTATATTTATAATATTTTCCAACAAACATCTCCGACAAATATTGACCCATTATTATCGGATGGAAGACTTGAAACCGGAAGAGCAAAAGTTTTGGACTTGCCCGTTGAGTCAAATGAATTTGAACAAGAAATAATCTTTAATATATATGAATAACAAAGTAACATCTCTCTCATTTAGGAAAGATTTTCAAAAGCCGGAAGAGGAAAACGACCGAACACTCGGATTCACAAAGTGGGGAAAAAAGAATGATTATCCTTTCTTTTTAATTGACTTATATAATGGTAGCGCCTGGCATCAAGGAATTGTCAAAACAAAATGTTTTTACATTGCCGGAAGTGGACTCGAAATTGTTTCGGGAGATATGCAAGCGTTTATCGATAATAAGTATTCCGATTTCAATATGAATGAAATATCCGATATGCTTGCATTCGACGGAGAATTATTCGGAAGTTTTGCAGTCAAAGGAACTTGGAATCGAGAAGGTACGCGCGTTGCGATGTGGGAGAATGTAGCCATTGATAAGATGAGAACATCCGAGGATGAAAGAATGTATTATCTTTCGGACGATTGGACGGCTCAAAATCAATCTCCCGAAAAAACAAACTTGAGAATGTATCCGGCTCTTGATATGAATAGCCGAGCGGGGTCATTCATTATATATGTCAAAGAGCCATCAAAGAAATCAAGAAAAGAAAAGGGAGTTTATGCAAAGCCATCATATTACGGAGGGATTACCGCCATCCAAACGGATTGCGATATCGCAAAATTCCATATGTACGAACTACAAAACGGATTTAAATCCGGTACGCTGATAAATATGCCGTCTGGCTATCCGGAAACAACCGAGGAATTAAATCGAATTAAAAGCGAAATCAAAGGACGAACTCAATCCGTTGAGGATGCGGGCGAGATTATCATTACTTTTTCCGATGGTAAAGATTTAGCGCCGGAAGTATCCTCGTTGAATGGTAACGACCTTGACAAACGATATCAAGTGACGGAAGTATCCGTTCAACAAAATATTTTAGTTGCTCACTCGGTTACCGCTCCGAATCTTTTTGGAGTTAAATCCGAAGGCTCTTTCAACTCGGCTGAATCGTCCGATTTATTCGAGATATTTAAAAAGACTTATGTCAACTCAAAACAAAAAAGAATTGAATGGTTGCTTAATTATATGGCCGAGCTTGGTGGATATATTGGCTCGGTTAAATTGGTTGATGTGCAACCATTAACATCGACTCAAGTAATCGATACGCCGGTAATTGACATCACTCCGACAACGGCAGTTGACCCAACACTTGCTCCGACTACGGATGTATCAAAATCGGCTTTAAATGGGTCTCAAATCGCATCTTTGGTTGATGTAACGGCTCAAATAAAGGCCGGAATGATTACTCAAGATTCAGCGCTTGCGATTATCCTCGCATCATTTCCAACAATTGACGACGCTACGGCTCGACGAATTGTCGGATTGCCTACGACGGCCTTATCAATGTGTAATCACGAAGCATTTTCAATCGATGAGATTGGAGTGTTCTCGGAGTTTGGAGAGAATCAAGATAATTATATTGTCTTATCGTCCAAAGCAATAGCGTGGAATACTTTGGCGAGTGATGTATTCGCTCGACAAGAACAATTATTTGCAACGATTGGAGAGATTAAATTAACAATGAAGGACTTTGATAAGAATGTTCTTAAAATGGTTCAATCCGGCGAGGATTCAGTTGCAATTTCCAAGGCGTTGAAAGTTAATATTCAATCGGTAGCCGAGGCAATGAATAGATTGTCAAAATGGGAACTAATTAAAAAAGGAGAATTAACCGATTTGGGAGATTCTTTAATCAAAGACATTGAGATTCAAATCTCGGATTTTGAAGTTCGTTACACTTACCGAACTCGCCTTGATGTTCCCGAGCCATTGACTCAATCGAGAGCATTTTGTCAAAAATTAATGGACTTGAGAAGGTCTTATTCTCGAGAGGATATCAATTCAATTTCGGCTCGAGTTGACCGAAATGTTTGGAATTATAAAGGAGGATATTACACGAATCCGGATACTCAAGTGACAACGCCTTGGTGTCGTCACGAATGGTTGCAACAAATCGTCATTAAACAAAAATAATATGAACAACTATTTATTAAGCGTTGAAAATTTAAAGAAACTTGGATTAATTCATTCGAATACGGATACTAAAATCCTTGCCGTTGCGATTCGTCGCTCTCAAGATATGCACATTCAAGCATCAATCGGAACGAACTTATTCAAATCACTTTTACAAAGAGTTGAGGACAATGATTGGACTCCGGAAACTTTGCTTTTGATGAATGATTATATTACTCCTTGCCTTGTCGCGTTTGTTGATTATCGATGTGCGCTTTTGCTTAATGAGAAGTTGACAAATAAATCCGTTGGAAGAGTTCAAGACG